CAAACAGACATTGGCAGAAAATTTATAATTCAAGTGGCTGAAAGCTATGAAAATTATAAGAAGAACCACCTAAAAATGGATTGGGTGGATGTAAAATATAAAGGGCTTCAAGATAAAATTAAATTTAATCATAACATTGTGCTGATGATTGATGAAGCACAGGATTGTAATCGACTAGAATGGTTAATTATTAATAAACTTATTAGTGTTTCTAAAAATGTATATATTGCCGGAGACGATGACCAAGCGATTTATCGATTTAAAGGAGGGAAGGTAGAAACTTTTAGAGATCTGACTGTTGATAAAACGACAGTATTAAAAGAGTCACCGAGATTAAATAAAAAGATATGGGAACTATCCCAAAAAATTATTCATCTTATTCCCGAAGATCGAAGACAAGAAAAACAGCACACTCCTACCAATAAAAATGAATACAATATGCCACACTGTGGTTTAATACACGAGTTTAGAAATAAAGAAAGTTTTGAAAAAAATTATTTAAACATGAGCATCACTGATTCTAAGGTTTCTATTCATTGGTTATTTTTATCACGAAACAACCGAGAAAAAGATATGAAATATTCTCAGGAAAATTATTCTTGGTCACAAATTTTAGCTAAAAATAATTTAACTTGGGAAACGGTAGAAGATTCAAATGGTAAAAGCAATGGATTAGAAAGAGGTACTATACCCAATGTGCCCGTAGATCAGATGCAAAGTATTGAAATCTGGACAATGCTTCAAAAAGGAAATAAAATTTTAGGCGAAAAAGTTAGAGAATTTTATAAAAGCGTTCCTGCAGAAAAAATTCAAGATAGAAAAAAAACTTCTCTTATTCAAACAGATTCTATTATTTTAAAAGGGGAACAATATAATTACAATGATTTAAAATCTAAATTTTATCTTGGTGTTGATATTAACACACCTTGGCATGAACTATTAAATTTAAAACCTCGTAACAAAGAACACTATGTAAATTACACTCAATATTTAAAAAATATTATAGAAAACGGCAATTACAAAAAATCTAAACGTATTCTTTTATCCACGATTCACGGAGCTAAAGGACTAGAATCAGCCAACACAGTTCTTAATTGTGATTGGCCTCGCTTACCTTACGATACTTATTGCAAAGGAGAAAAACACAGAGATGATGAGATACGAGTTTTTTACGTAGGAACTACTAGAACTAAATATAATTTATTCTTGTATCAACCTGATTTTTCCTTTGGAGAATATAAAGGAATGAAGCACAATAATTTTTGGAACAAAATAAGAGGTAGATAATGGACAAATTTGACTGGAATAATTATTCATTTGATGACTATGTTAATGCACTTCCTTCTGTTTTCTATAGGACCATTAGACCTAATAGAAGTTGGACATACAGTACAGGAGGTAAATCTGTTATTACTAATTGTCCATGCCACGATGACCGTAATCCCAGCTTTTGTATGAGCGAAGGAAAAAACAGAGTTATTTACCATTGTTTTGTAGGGTGCACTCAAAAAGATTTAACAAATTATTTTAGGAAACATTTACCATGATATATAAAAACGTATTAGGAAAAGATTTTAAAAAGAAAGATGAGGCATATAAATATTTTAGGGAAAAAATTAATGAATTCACAGTTCCATACTCAACAAATTACACTGTAATAACTGAAGAAACTCCCATTAAACAATCAGAAATAAAACAACTATCAAAAGATTATGGATCTTACACACAAGAATGGGAAACGAGAAAATCCCATGCAGCAGGAATAGATCAGTGGTGTGTAATGAGAAATTTTGTTAAAAAAACTGAATCTATTTCTTTAGGTTTTCTTAGAAATAGAAAAGAAGAAGAAAGCAGGCTAGGTGCAATACTACCAGAAGCTGTAACAGCTAAAAAAATATTTAAGTGTTTTGGTAAAGGAAAGTTTAATTCAAAAGAAATTTTAAATGGTGCTTTACGTAATGAAATTAATGACCAAATAGAAGATTTTAGAAGGAAGCTTAAAGACCCTAATATATGTGCATGCTGTGGAAAAAGATTTCCTTCACAAGAAATGGTGGTTGATCACATTTTTGAATTTAAAGATATAGTCAAAGAATTTTTTAAAGATAAGGGTTGGAAAGAATTTATGATGAAATCCTTATACAAAGAAGCCGATGGTGTTCTTTATAGAATACAAAAAGTCTCCCTTGATGATGAATTTTATCCCGACAGTCCTAGACAAATATGGCAAGAATTTCATAAAAAAAGAGCTACTCTTCAAATGCTGTACAAACCACATCATGATATGAAAACTTATGCTAAAAAAATAAAGTTTACTAAGGAGTAGTATGAGCGTATACAATAAACAAATCGGCGGAACACATTACAGAAAAATGAAGATTCAGCCAAGTAAATTCGTAATTGAGAACAAGTTGCTTTTTCCTGAAGGAAATGTTATTAAATATATCTGCAGGCATAAATATAAAGGCGGAAAGGAAGACTTAGAAAAAGCAAAACATTTTATTGATATGATTATAGAGAGAGACTATTCGTGAAAGAACCATTGTTTAAACCTCAAACCGAATGGCTTCCACCAACTACATTTCCAGATTTAAGAGACCATAAAGAAATTTCCATTGATTTAGAAACTAAAGACCCATTGTTAAAAACACATGGATCAGGTTCCGTTGTAGGCAGAGGACACGTCACGGGAATTGCTGTCGCAGTAGATGGATGGAAAGGATATTATCCTATCGCCCATGAGGGAGGCGGTAATATGGATAAAGATGTCGTTTTACAATGGACAAAAGATATTTTACTCACCGACGCTGATAAAATTTTTCACAATGCAATGTATGATGTCTGTTGGTTAAGAGCCATGGGATTCAAAATTAATGGACGAATCGTTGACACAATGATTGCTACTTCTTTAATTGACGAAAACAGAGGCCGTTATGATTTAAATTCTGTTTGTAAAGATTATATTCATGAATCTAAAAACGAATACGCTCTTCAAGAAGCAGCTAAATCATGGGGTGTAGACCCCAAACAAGAAATGTACAGACTTCCAGCTATGTATGTTGGAGAATATGCAGAAAAAGATGCTGAACTAACATTAAAATTATGGCAAGCATGTAAGCACGAACTTCAAACTCAAGATCTTTGGAGCATTTTTGATTTAGAAACTTCTCTTACACCATGTTTAATTGACATGAGATTCAAAGGCGTAAGAGTTGACATCGAAGAAGCTGAAAAATTAAAAAAGATGATGGGGGAGGAAGAGAAAAAACTTTTAAAGGAAATTAAAGACGAAACAAGTATTGATGTACAAATCTGGGCAGCGGCATCCATCGCTAAAGTCTTTGACAAATTAAAAGAACCTTACGAGCGGACAGTTAAAACTCAGGCACCAAGTTTCACTAAAAATTTTTTAGCTAATCACACTCATCCAATTGTTAAGAAAATTGCGGAAGCACGAGAAATTAACAAGGCTCATACTACATTCATAGACACAATTATTAAACATGTTTTTAAAGGCAGAATTCATGCAGATATAAATCAACTTAGATCAGATAACGGGGGTACCATCACCGGAAGATTTTCTTATCAGAATCCAAACCTTCAGCAAATTCCAGCACGAAACAAGGATCTCGGACCAATCATTCGTAGAATTTTTATACCAGAAAAAAATCATCTATGGGGATGCTTTGATTACTCTCAACAGGAACCAAGACTAATAGTACATTACGCAACCTTACAAAAACTTTATGGAGTCGATAAAATTGCCGATGCATATAAAAAAGACAATATAGATTTTCATAAAATAGTGGCGGACATGGCTGAAATTCCAAGATCTCAAGCAAAAACAATTAATTTAGGATTATTCTATGGAATGGGTAAAGCTAAATTACAGGCCTCTTTGGGCGTGAGCACGGAAAAAGCCGGAGAACTTTTGGGCAAGTATCATAGAGAAATTCCTTTTGTTCAGCAACTCATAAAATCTGCTATGTACAGAGCCCAGGATCGTGGCCAAATACGAACTCTTCTTGGCCGCCTATGTCGTTTCCCTTTGTGGGAACCCAACCAATTTGGAATTCATAAAGCACTTCCCCATGATCAAGCGCTCGCGGAGCACGGACCAGGGATCAAACGTGCTTACACTTACAAAGCATTAAATAAACTTATTCAAGGATCAGCGGCTGATATGACTAAGAAAGCAATGATAGAATTACATAAAGAAGGAATTGTGCCACATATACAAGTGCATGATGAACTAGACATATCTATTAAAAATAAACAACAAGCAGGCCAAATAATAGCTATTATGGAACAAGCAGTTTCTCTTGAAGTTCCTAATAAAGTAGACTATGAATGCGGAGACAATTGGGGTGAAATAAAATAGGAGGAAACTATGAAAAAAGTAAAAGAACTATGGGCATTAGCACAGGCTCATCCAAAAATATCTATCGCTATAGTGATAGTTGTCATCGCCA